GGATTCTTTCAATACAGCCTCGTTTTTGCCTCTTCCAAGGTAATCCCTACCCATAGAGCCTAAATCGTATCGAAAGCGATTCTCGTCTACGAGAGAGCCAGCAATCATGGTATCTATGATACGACCATTAATTTTAAGACCTGCAGCCTTAATAAAGCATACATCATACATAGCGTTGTGAAATATTTTGTAAGAATCTGTGTTTAATACGTTTTGAAACCATTTAAGGACTATGTTTTTATCCATGTTGCCACCACCTTCGTGTGCTATTGGATAATATCCTTTCCAATCTTGGACAGCCACAGCAACTCCTACTATTTCTCCTTTGCCTGTAACAGATCCAGATCCCATGGTTTTTAGTTGTGGATCTTTTGTTTCTAAGTCTATTGCTATCTCATCGTATTTAGATAAGTCAGGAAAAGATTCTGGTGGTAGCCACTCTGTTTGTGGACTAAACATTGGTTTCTGTATCATGAGTAGTCTCTCTCTAATATCATTTCTAAATAATGTATTGCTTTTCTTATATCTTGTTCTTTACCTTTCACAGAATGCCTGCAAATATATTTTATAGCGTTCCCCTCTGCGAACAAAAGTTTGTTTTCATTTATAAACTCTGCTGGTTGTATTTTCATATTACGGTAGTGTTTACCACCCACTTGCTCTTCCAATGAGCTATACGTGCTTCCTTTGAATATATCTTTGTTTGTCATATACTGTATCCTTTGTATTCTTGTTTTGGTGATATGATATGTAGATGTTCCTTGGTCCTTGTTGCACCAACGTAAAACAATCTATTCTCATCATCTGGGTTTTTTCTGTATCCTTCCATTGTATTGTTACTAAGATCAGTTAATAATACAACGTTTTGTGATTCACCACCTTTTGCACCATGTATGGTTGACAAAGTTATTCGTGGCTCTTCGTTTAGTTTTTCTCCATTCTTTCTCATCTTTCTTAGATAACTTACATCTCTGCTTGGTGCATCATCAAATGCTTCATACCAAACTGCATTACTATCTAGTTTTAAACCATAATCTCTTTTTAGTGTAGCAATATCGTAAGATGCATCTTTCAACATACCTTTTAGTTTAGATCTATCTGTATTATCTTTCATGTATCCGTAGATTCTTTCTACTTGTTTGTATGCTATTGGTTGACCTTTACGTAAGTTCTCCCAGTCTTGTGCAGCATAGTGTAGTTCTTGTTCTTTTGTTTTTTTAAATTTATTTCTGTAATACAAACCATTTCTATACAGTGTGCCTTCTAGTTCGTCTAACATATATTTAGTCCTAGCCATAACTAACCATTCACCAGATGTCATATCTATTTGTTCAAATTCATCATGCCAAGACAATGCACCTTGATGTGTTTTTGGTTTCCAAGACTTATTTATTCTGTTTTTAACTCTATTAATTATATTCATCGCAACATTGTGCACCATAGCCGGTATTCTGTGTGATTGTGTAAGTGGCATCATTAAACCTTTTTGTGCAATAAAAGAATCTACATCTGCACCTGCCCATCTAAATATCGCTTGGTCATCATCACCTGCAATAAAAGAATCTGTTGTTTTATTCCAAATACTTTTTGCCATATCCCACTGCATTAGTGATAGATCTTGTGCTTCATCTATAAATACAACATCAAATTTCGGTGATTTATCTGACTTAATAAAATGTAATATCATGTCATTAAAATCTATTAAATTATATTCTTTTTTGTATCGTTCTATTTCGTTTGCAATAATAATTAATTTATCTCTTTCAAGATCACCATTGTGATTTCCTAAATCAAACTGTTGTTCTGGTGTAACATTTCGTAACTTTGCAAGATTTATTATTCGTAAGTATTCACTGTCAGATGTAAAAATACCGCCGTGATCATCTTCATATTTAGCATAGTTGACAGGAAATCCTAGTTTATTTCCAAGATCAACATAGTGTCTGCGCTGCATTACATCTTCTTTTTTTACACCTAGTTTTCTAAATGCCAGTGAGTGTAGTGTTCTAAAATATGGTAGATCGTCTTCTGTAAGATTAAATTTTTTTATAGCTCTGTCTCTTGCTTCGTATGCAGCTTTTTGTGTAAAAGCAAAATATCCAACTTTATCAGGATCTGTTTCTTTTAAATAGTCATCTACTTTGTTTAATAATGTAGTTGTCTTTCCTGTGCCTGGTGGTCCTAATACTATTGTTTTCATGCAAAACCTTTTAACTTTCCAACTTTATATATAAAATCTTTTCCTCTTACTCTGTTGTCTTTACCATTTTCGGACCTAGTAACAAACTCTAAATTACTAAGTCTGTAATCCCAACAATTTTTATTAATGTGATTTACCACTGTTTTGTCGTCGTATGGATCTAAATTACCAGGATCTAAAAAAGCTCGTGCCACTAGTTTATGAATACATATATGTTTACCTGTTCCACCATTTTCTTTCGTTAATTGTACGTATGGATATTCTATAGTGTCTCTTAAACATATATTAAGACGTTTTTTTATTCCTCTACATCTATAATTTGTATCTAAAATATATGGAAAATCAGATGTATGTAATATTCCATTAGGATCTTTTTCAGAATAATCATGCATTGGATGTCTTCCATTTGTGGGATAAATTAAATATCTATTTTTCACTATCTTAGCTTCTACAACAAAATCTGCTGCATCTTTTGGATTATCGTTTTGAGATATGTCAATTTTTTTACTGTCTTTAATAAATAAATTCATTTGATTTCCTCTCATATTCCTAAGTGTAAGTATATCCACAACGCTGTAAACATTGTAATTGCTAATAAATCCATTTTAGCAATCAATACGGCTCCTCCTCCTTTAATTTTTTTTGTTTATATTCATCTGTTTTTTTATCAAACTCTTTGACTATAAATACAGATAACTTTTCTTTACCAATTCTTTTGTTCTCACACTCACATTTTTCTTTTAACAATTGTGCTGTTCTAGAATAACCAAGATCCCATCTTCTACGCATTAGAAACTGATGATAGAATCTGTCAAATACAAAATGATGATAGCCATCTGATGTCCACACACCACCTTTTTTTAAATCGTTTTTATCTGTTGATACTTGTCTGTTTAAACAAAACTCTTCTAAATGATTTTGTAATTGATCTTCTGTTCGTAATCCCTCTGCAGGTTCCGTAACTTCTGCATTTTCTAATAATAAATTTGTAATCTTAACCCAATCCTTTTCTTTTAAAGTTATAGGTCTATTTCTTAATTGTTTCATACACGCCTCCTGGAATAAACTTTGCTGTCTCAAGTATTTTACATTCTCTAAGTATAATCTTTCTCCGTCTACATTGAGATAGTAGTAAGGATCCTCCAAGTCTATTACCTGGAGGTCGGTTAGCCCAGGAAACAATATCTCCTGGCCGATACCATATTTTCTAGTTCGACATAATGTTTTATCACACATGCTACACATAGGTTGATCACTACATTTATAACCCCATTCTTTTTTATCGTGCTGTGTAACAACTATTTGCACTTCTGAATCTGACAATGGTTTTTCCATTGCAGTCGCATTAAATAAAATTAATTTTGACTTCCATTCTGCTGGCCATTTTTGTTTTGCATACACACCATAGTGGAACAATGCATTGTTTCTACCACCTTCACCTATCTTATTCATAGCTAGTGTTTCAATACAAGGTGGTCCATCACTATATTCTGATTTAGGTCTTTCTATTTCTAATTCCTGTAACATATCAGGATCCAAATAGTTTCCCGTATGTAAATTAAAAAAATCATCCAGTGTAGCAGCTTCACCATTTTTTTTAAATGCGTATCGAACAGAATTTTTATAATTAAAATATGGTAAATTTAAAAAGTTTCCTGTATCATCTTTCGATTTTAATTCTGTTTGTTTTGGAAAAACTTCTGACCCTCCATATCCTAGCACAGCTTTTATCTGCACTAATTTATCTCTCATTAATTTTGCTGATACGTAATTTGATGTAAATAAAAATATATGTGCACCACCTGATTTTGATCTACATACGATCAATGGTAGTTTTATATTTTTTATTTTGTCTATTAATTTTTTGTGATCAAAACCAGCGTAAGAATCTATATCTATACAACCCCATTTACATTGATTATTATCATTAATAGGTATGATACCTAAATTTTCTTCACCATTTAAATGTTTTTGCCAAAGACTATCTGTTACTGGTTGACGTTTTACAAATGATTTACCTTTTATTTTTGTGCCATTACCATTTGTATCTTCTACAATAGTGACACCGTAAGCACGGTCTAATCCTTCGAATATGCTTTTAAATTTTTCAATCATAACAATGCAAAGTGGGCGCCTCCCCTCTCGCTTCAGCGCCCACTACCTAGGATATGGTTAATATGGTTGCTTGGAATCTGATTCCCCGTTACCATGCTTCGCCTCAACTTCACCTTTACCTACGCTAATCGCAAAGTTTTTTGCCATGTCATAGATATTTTTATCTGAGACTGGACCAACTTTCGTTACGTCCCATCCAAACCATGTGCCTTTGTCGTTTGACATTTGCACAGTTTTTAGATTGTAAATGTGGCTGTATGTTGGCGGAGTAAAAAGTCCGTTCTTACCCTGCATTTTGATACCCATCATCATTGAGTTCCACTTTCTGCTCACTTTTAGTTGTGTGCCTTTCATAGAAATCAAAGCTGTTTGTGGTGTGCTGCCCATGGCTAACACAAAGTGTTGTGCAGTGTTATCTAAATAGTTACCGTTTGGTAATCTATCTTTGTAGTCTTTACCTCTTGTGGTTTGACTAATGATATCACTATCTGCTTCGTGGATTGCAACAGGTGCACCAGTGCTGGTACCT